GGAACTTTAACAGGTAATACACTCAACTCTGGTGTTACTGCATCAAGTCTTACTTCAGTAGGAACACTTACCACACTTACAGTTGACAATGTTATAATCAATGGAACAACGATTGGTCATACAGATGATACAGATTTAATTACACTTGCAGATGGTGAGGTTACTGTTGCTGGTAATCTTACTGTGTCTGGAACAACTACAACTGTCAATCAAACTGTCGTAAATGTAACAGATGCATTTGTATTTGAGGGTGCAAACGCAGATGCACACGAAACAACATTTAGAGTTGACGAACCAACTGCTGATAGAAAAGCATCTTTACAGGATAAGACAGGAACAATCGCACTACTCTCTGGATTTAAACTTGATGGAACAGATAGTTCAAAAACCAATGAGGGTGATTTCATAGTTTTAAATACATCTGCTGATGATGGTGATAGACTACTATTTGAAGATGGAACTTCAGATCCTATTGCAGTTTTAGCCTCACATGGAATTACACTTTCTGGACAGGGTTGGAACGCATTTAGGTTTGAAAATCCATAAATAATAAAAAAAGGATATAAAATGGCTATACCTACAAGTAGATCTACATTCAAAGATTATTGTTTAAGAAATCTTGGTTTTGGTGTTATTGATATAAATGTATCAGATGCACAGGTTGATGACAGGATAGATGAAGCACTACAATATTTTGCACAATATCATTATGATGGTGTTGAAAGAATGTATCTTAAATACAAAATCACACAAGACGATATTGATAGAGCTGCAACGAATGATGAAACAACTGCAACAGATACAAAAGATGGAACAATATCTGCAACATTTTTAGAGGGAAAAAACTTCATACCTATGCCCTCTGCTGTTGTATCAGTTCTTCAGATATTTCCATTTGATGACCAAGCAACAAACAATATGTTTGATATTAGATATCAATTACGATTAAATGATTTGTATGATTTTTCATCTACATCAATTATACATTACCAAATGACTATGCAACAATTAGATTTTCTCTCTCACATATTAGTTGGTGAAAAACCAATAAGATTTAATCAGCATCAAAATCGTTTATACATAGATATGGATTTTGCAAATGATATTGCAGTAGATGAGTTTCTTATAATAGAATGTTACAGAAAAATAGATCCAGCAAGTTACACAGATATATTTGATGATATTTATTTAAAGAGATATGCAACTGCACTTATTAAAAGACAATGGGGTGCAAATCTTTCAAAGTTTCAAGGGGTTCAAATGTTAGGTGGTGTAGAGATGAATGGTGAAACCATATACACACAAGCACAAGAAGAGTTAGAAAAACTAGAAGAACAAATACAACTCGCATATGAACTTCCAATGGACTATATGATGGGATAAATTAATGGCTGTCAATGCTTTTTTTAAAACAAACAATCTCGCATCAATACAAGCAGAAAGAAATCTATATAGTGATTTAATTAAAGAAGCTATACAAATCTATGGACATGATGTTTATTACGTTGATAGAACTTTAGTTGCAACAGATACCATTCTTGGTGAGGACTCTCTTTCTAAATTTGTAACACAACACCCAATAGAAATGTATGTTGAAGATTCATCTGGTGGTTTTGCTGGTGAAAAAGAAATAATGACTCAGTTTGGTTTAGAAAATAGAAATGAAATAACCTTTGTCGTAAACAAAAAAAGATTTCAAGAGTTAGATAGACAAATTACTTTAGAAGATGGAACAGATAGCACAGGTGGTTCAATACTACTTGAGGGTGGAACATTAGATCAAACCACATCTTTTTCTCAACTAACTACAATAACACAAAGTTTTATTTTTATAGATGGAACAGATTCAAGCTCTTCTGATGCTGGAGATAAAATTATGTTAGAAGATGATAACACATCTTTTATTTTATCTGAAGAGTCTGGACAAGAATTTTATTTAATATCTGATACTGCGGCCACAGATGCAGATAGACCTCAAGAAGGTGATTTAGTTTATCATACAGTTTTAAAAAGATTTTTTGAAATTAATTTTGTAGACCATGACGATCCTTATTATCAACTAGATAATAACCCTGTTTATAAACTAAGATGTAGTCAGTTTGAATATAGTCAAGAGGCAATAGATACTGGTGTAACTGAACTTGATAATTTAGAAAGTGATCTTTCTACAAGCACATCTGAATATCAGTTTACACTAGAACAATCATCAACATATAATGAAGGACTAGAAATAAATGATACAGTAAATACATTTGGTGTATTATTAGAAGAAACTGATGGTGATAATATAATTATGGAAGATGAAACAACATCTGCTGGTGAAAATATTATTCTTGAACAAGATGCAGATACAGGCATTGTTCAATATCTATTACAGGAAACCTATATAATAGGTGATAGAGATGATACTAGCTCATTAATCAAAGAAGCACAAAATGAACTTTTTGATGCACTAGATGATGATGTTTTAGATTTCACAGAAACTAACCCATTTGGAGATGCTGGAGGCACATAATGTTAGGACAACAATTTTACCATGAAACAATGCGAAATGTCATTGTTGCTTTTGGAACTTTATTTAATAATATACATTTAGTTAGAAAAAATAATAGTGGAACAGTTATACAAACTATGAAAGTTCCACTTGCATATGGGCCAAAACAAAAATGGTTAACACGATTAGATGCAGATGCAAATTTAGATAGTAAAGTTGCAATTACTTTACCAAGACTTGGATTTGAAATACAGAACTTAACATATGATCCAGCAAGAAAACTTAATCGTGTGCAAAGATTTAAAAAAGTAAAAAGTGCATCATCAGCTGCAAATAAATTAGACACACAGTATATGCCTGTTCCATATAATTTAGATGTAGAATTATACGCAATGGCAAAAAATTCTGATGATGCGTTACAGATTGTTGAGCAAATACTTCCATATTTTCAACCAGACTATACACTTACAATTAAAGATATGACAGACATGGGTATTAAAAGAGATGTTCCAATTATTTTAAATAGTATTAACTATGAAGATAATTATCGTGGTGATTATGGAGATAGAAGAGCAATCATTTATACATTAGGATTTACAACTAAATTTTATCTTTATGGGCCTGTTACATCTAGTAAAGTTATTAAAACAGTTCAAGTTGACCAGTATGCAAATGTTCAAACAGAAGCACCAAAGAGAGAACAAAGATATACAGTTACACCTAATCCAACAACTGCTGATGCAGATGATGATTTTGGTTTTAATGAAACTGTATCATTCTTTCAAGATGCAAAAGAATTTGACCCATCAACTGGAACAGACAAAACAACGACTAATGATTAATATGTATGAAACTATTATGGGTGTTAATTGTGATTTTACAAGGTTCTAATATAGACGAACAAAAAGTATATTTTAATGATTTAGAAACTTGCTTATCTTATGCAAAACTAATTCGTGAACAGAACTGGTATCAATCACGAGCTGGTGATAAAATTTGGTTAAAGGCATATTGTATTCCACAAAAGAGTGAGTGATGAAAAACGCAGATAACATATTAGATGAAGTTTTAGGTGCTATCGATCCAGTAGAAAAAGAGCTGGGTATTAATAAAATGTTGACACCAATAATACCAAGACCATCAAATGAAAAAGAAGATGTTGATGCAGACTATGATTATCAAAGAGAAAATTTTTATAATCTAATAGAAAAAGGACAAGATGCAATACAAGGTATTTTAAATGTTGCAAAAGAATCTGATCACCCCAGAGGTTATGAAGTTGCTGGTAATTTAATTAAACAGGTTGCAGAGGTTACAGAAAAATTAGGTGACTTACAAGAGAAGATGAAAAGACTTAAAGAAGTTCCAAACTCTGCACCAAAAAATGTTACTAACGCATTGTTTGTTGGTTCAACTGCTGAACTACAAAAGATGTTAAAGGGAAAGACGAATGAATGATGTTACATATCTGGGTAATCCAAATCTTAAAAAGGCTAATGTTCAACAAGAGTGGACAAAAGAACAAGTCAAGGAATATGCAAGATGTATGCAAGACCCCTTATACTTCATTCAAACATATGTCAGAATAGTATCTTTAGATGAGGGTTTGATACCTTTTAAAATGTATCCTTTCCAAAAAGAGATGGTAGGAACATTTCATAAAAATCGTTTTACAATATGTAAATTACCCAGACAATCTGGTAAATCAACTACCATGATTTCTTATCTACTACACTATTCACTTTTTAATCCAAGTGTTAATATAGCAATACTTGCAAACAAAGCTGCAACTGCAAGAGATTTATTAGGTAGGTTACAACTCGCATACGAACATTTACCAAAATGGTTACAACAAGGAGTAATGTCTTGGAACAAAGGTTCACTTGAATTAGAAAATGGTTCTAAGATACTAGCATCATCTACATCAGCAAGTGCAGTTCGTGGTGGTTCTTATAATATCATATTTCTAGATGAGTTTGCATATGTGCCATCAAATGTAGCAGAACAATTTTTTAGTTCTGTATATCCTACAATATCATCTGGTAAAACTACAAAAGTTATGATAGTATCGACACC